GACACGTTGAATCTCCAGAGCCAGCAACGAGAGGATCATAAGCCATTAAATATAATTTAAAAACTGGTCTGGAATAAACAGACGCATAATTTACAAGGGAATAATTAGAAACTGATATATATGGTACTTCAAAAGTAATACTGGTCTGTGTTGCAAGATCAAAATCATAATGAGAACCGCTAGTAGCAAGAGTTAAGTTACCAACATGTGAATTACACATCTTTGTAACAGAAACACTTGTGCTTGAGCCTCCCATATATACAATACGCATAAAATAACGACCCTGCATAAAACGAGTGGCATTAACTTTAAGCGTAAACTCAAAATCTCCTCTATAAGCTAAAATACCATTTAACTTATTAGCATTTTTCACATGCAACATATATTCTGATGGAAACGTCCAAGTTTGTAAGGGCGTTCCCACAGTATCAGAAGTTGATAAAGAACCAGCATAAAAAAGAGTAGGTTTTTCAAGAAAACCTTTGAGGGTATCAGTACCTTCAACATGGACACTTTTGTAGATATCGCTGATCAAATTGGTCGGTGCAATATCTCCTTCTTGTTGCTGAGTTTCATCAATAAATTCGGTTGTGACATCTTTAGTCACGATAATCTCAGGATTATCAAATTTTGTTTGTTTTGTTTCGCTGAGTGTGGTCGTTCAGTGCGACTTCAACTCATAGATCGCACTATAGTGGGTTGCTCTAGATTTCGCGGGAACGCCGCATGGCATCTTAAGCAGTAAGACTAAATAGTCAACCATTTCAGGAGAGCGAACTGTTATCTGATTGTGACCCACAATTGTCTTCAGAATACAGGCAAGCAATACCTCCTCACCATTTATGGCATGGAAACTCCCTGGTTTGTAAAACCAAGAAACTACCAACTTTCGCATGGATGCGTACAATTTAAACTCGAGTAAAGAGGTGACGAGTAAAAATTTTACTCATCTGTTTCAAAAAGTGGATCACTTCCATAAGAAGCCATAAGAGCAGCTTTGCGATTTGCAAATTTACACTTCCAACCATAATTCCTATACATATCCTCCCATTTAGGCACAAGACGCTGCCATTCAGCATCATCATGATATGAAAGATATCTAACTGCAGTGTCTACGTTCTTCAAAGCTTGTTCAACTGATGGAGTAAGTTCTTTGCCTTCTGCCTTTGTCCAGAGAGGCAATTCTTCAATAACTTCAATTCTCAAAGGCGCAATATACTTACCCAAGAGAGGCTCAAAACGTGTAAAACGCTTCAGAAGAGTTGTCTTGAAGAAAGGTCGGAAATCAGAATTAAGACCAGTCTTCTCATCATTTGTGAAAACATGACCAAAATCTGCATATCCGTCAGCACAAATTTGCTCTGACAAATATTGTTTCGCTACTGGCGAAACTGATGAACGATTATCATCACCAAGCACACGAACAATAAAATTTTGGAAGTACCAAGGCCAAAATTTTGGTCTAAAGCCAGTGGCTTTCCAAATCGAATACGAAAAATACCCATGATTCAAAACTGAATTCACAATTGTGGTCAATGGATGTCCTGAAGGTAATGAACCAATCCATCTATGGATCGTAGTACCGCGAAGATGGTACGTATAACTCATACTCTTAGTGTATGTACGAAGAATTGCAATAGATCTCTGATCAAGATCTGGGTTGTGTCTGATAATAAAATCAACAACACACTCAAGAAAAATCTCAAGTTGATCAACTCCATGCCTTGTATCATAAGCACTAAGATCACCAGCATTGTGTAAATCTTCATTCGCAGCAACAGTAAGGTGTTGAAGAGTTATCATATGAGCATCATCACCTTCCATATTATCACCGCCTGCAAATCCATTCGTTAGATGATTATCCATCATCCATCTCATAAATGGACCAAAAAGCATACGTGTGACCAAAACTTCTGAATTGGGAGCACACGACACTAAACGACCCTTGAATTTAG